GGCGGGGTGTGTCCGAATCCAAAAAGGTTTTTGGGCGTTTGGCTTGTCTGATTCGGTTTTTGTTTGTGAGGTATTTTTGTCCGCGTTTGCTGTTGCAGGGTTTGCATGCAGGGACGAGGTTGTCGAGGTCGTCGGTTCCGCCGGCGTCGTGCTCAATGAGGTGGTCGGCTTCGACGGCTGGGCGTGTCTTGCACCAGTGGCAGGTTGGGTTGCCGCTGAGTAGTTGGGCGCGGTTGCGTCGGTAGTCGCTGTTGCTGGTTCGTGTTGGCATGGGTGCTGCTCCTGTGTCGATGGTAGTGGGGGAATTTCCCCCACACCCCCTGCTAGCGCGGCGCGTTGCGCCTTGCTCGGGATGCGAATGTCAAGGTCTGTGGATGGGCATAGCGCTCCCGGGCTCCTCCCGCTCGATTATCGCTCGAGTCCCACTAGCCCGCACCCTCGTGTCAGTGCGCGGGGCTTCCACGGCTCTCTGACGGCCAAACTCACGGTGGTTAGCCGTGGAGGGTTCGCACCTACATCCCGTATCACGCTGGGATTGCGCCCGAAGTCGGGTTAGTTCAGCTGTTGGTGTCTTGGCCTTTGATGAGTTCCATGACGATCTTGGTGGCTTGCACAAGCTTGACGTATGCGTCGTCGAGATGCTGTTGCTGGTCGCCGCTGGCGAACATCACGGCTTCACATAGTTCGCGTTTGGCGTAGCGCAGCTTTAGCTCGAGCGTGAGCAGCTGCGTCCATGGGACGGTGACGACGGGGTCGGGGATGTTGGTTTCGCTCATAGGGTTTCCTCCGCTTTAAGTGAGTCGATGAGTCGGCTGGCTTCGCCTTTGAGCAGGCTGTGCAGGCTAGTCCCGGCGATCTTGCGGCCTATCCGCTGCGAGGCGTCGGCCATAATCTCGGCCATGTCGGTCATGCCCCTCGCGGCGTACATCGCCCGAATCTTCTTCAGCTGGGGTTCCGAGGGTGCCGATGCTGGTGGGTCGGTGTGCAAGCGCGGCGCCATGCGCGGCTGGTCGGGGAATGGTTCTTCGTAGGTGCTGGAGGGCGGGCCGGCACGGTTGTAAACCTCTTGGGCGGACGCGATCTTGGCGAATGCTCCGGGGAGGATGAGGGCGCAGACGCGGCCGTAGGCGCTCGACGCGGCGTTCATTTGCTCCGAGTCGCGGGTGTATGGGGTGGTACCGGGGAATGGTTCCCAGCAGTACGCCACCGCAGGGTGCTGATCGTCGGGGTGTCTCCATGCGGTGACGCGAATTTCAATGTACAGCTTATCACCGATTTCACGGATGACGGGTTGGTCTTCGGCGAAGCGAACGTCTGGGTATTTTTCCGCGACCATTCGCATCCGCTCGGGGACCTGTACGTAGTCGTCGAGTTTCCAGCTCATGCGCGGCGCCAGACTCGCAGCGGCTTTGAGTGTGCGTTGGCTCGAGCGCTGGTTCGGTAGTTGCCGGTGAAGATTATGGCGCCTTCTTTGGCGAGCTGTTTGATGACGTGGCCCCATGCGCTGTTGTTGTCGGGTGTGGGTCGGCGGTGTGTTTCGACCCAGCGGATGATGTCGTCGGTGGTGAAGTCGGCGCGCATTCGGGCGACGTCGAGGATGCTTTGGCGGGCTGTGTCTTTGAATGTTTCGGCTGAGTAGGCCCAGCTGATTTGGGCGCCTTCTTCGGCGAGTTGTGCGCCGAGTTGCGGGTCGAAGATGGTTTTTGACATAGGTGCTGCTTCCTAGTAGGTGGTTCTGATTATGGATTCGAGTCGTGCGTTTTCGGCTTTGATTTCGGTGATGATGTCGTTGAGTGTGTAGATGTGGGCGATTGCTTCTTGCAGTACGATCATGGTTGACACGCTGCGGCAGTTCTCGGCGTACTCGATGAGGTCCGCTAAGAGTGCGTCGGGGTGCTGTTCGCGGCGTGTCACCTTGTCCATCTTTCGAGCCATAGCGCGAACGCGAACACGGCGAACAACACGATCACAACGATTTTGCTCACGGGTCATTGTCCTTTGTAGGTGGTCCACTGCTGCCATCCGCCTTCTTGCCAGATCACGAGAGCTGCGTACAGGTTGACGTAGGGGTCTAGCAGGGTTTGGCAATAGTCGAGGACGGCTTTGGTTTGGAGGTAGCCGAGCGGCCAGTACCGGGTGGGTTCGCACCATGATTCGGTGTGGATTTGCATGAGGCCGAGGCTGACGCCGCGGGTAATGTCGCCGACTGCGTCGGCGTGGCATCGGGATTCGGCCCACATGATTTGGGCGAGGGTGCCGAGCTCGGTTTCGGGCCAGCCGACGGTGCGCGCCAGATCGACGTAGTCGTCGCAGGTTGGGCGGGGTGCGGGTTCGTACTGTGGTACGGGTTTTGGGGCCTCCACGTGGCTGAGAGTGGCCTGTAAGGGGATTGTGGTGATGGCCGCGGCGGGTGCCGGTGGCTGGGGTGTGGGGAAGATGGCTGTTAGTGCGCCGATCATGAGGCTGATGCCTGCGGCGACACTGGCCATGAATGACAGTGGATTCATGTTGTACCTCGGTGCTGCTCCGTGGGTTATGTGTCGGATTCGACCTTAGCGGGCTCCGTGCGGGTTGTGGTGAATACTGCTCCGAAGGCTTTGCGGACGCGGTGGCGGTCGTTGCCCCAGTCGGGGTGTAGCTCGATGTGCCACCAGTCGCCGCCGGGTGCGCCTGTAAAGGTGGGTTTGGAAGCTTTGCGCCATGCGGCGCGGTCGCAGCGCCATGAGCGCCCAAATTCTTTGGGCCAGTAGTCAATAATGAGTTGTATGCCCAGCTGTTCCCAGTGGTTGAGGCATGTTTTGATGAAGTCGAGGGATTTGCGGCGGCCGTCGGTTGTGCCGAAGTTACGGGCTGGCATGTAGCGGTAGCTGAGGTCCATAGCGAGTCCTCGAGCGTGGTTTGAGGTTTGGCCGGGTTTGCCGCGGATGTCGCGGATGACCCATGTGCCGTTGTTCCATAATGCGCCGCCGCTGTGGTGCGCGGCTTGACGGACCCATTCTTCGGTGCCTTCCAGTCGGTGTTTCGCAACCGGCTGTTGATCGACGATGTAGGGCGTTGTCATTTTTTGTCTTTGTGTTCGCCAAGCTCTTTGTGATGGCCGAAAATCGAAGCCAGATGTGGGTCGCTGATTTTCGAGCTTATAAATGCGAGCACTGCGGATGCGACGGGTAGCAGCATGGCAATGAGTGCCGGGTCCATGTTGTTTAGGTGTGCGACGTAGACGCCGATTCCGAGGATGCCGCCTTTGACGGTTTGGTCGGCTGCTTGTTTGGTGGCGCCGTTCATGCCTGTTCCGTAATGCTGGGTGCGACGAATTCGTCGAGCTCGATGTCGTATGTGTATCCGATCCCGGCGTATGTGCCGCGGAAGTTTCCGTGGTACGAGGTCTGAAGCCATGTCCCGAGCAGTCCGAGTGATGCGATGAACGCTTGACCGATGGGTTCTGATTCGGGGAAGTCGCCGCCGCCGCAGTCGTCGTTTGCGATCACGATTACTTGCGCGACGATGTTGTCGTTGTTGACTTGTGCAAAGTGTGCCACGATTAGACCTTGAACCTTACGTAGACGATCCCCGAGCCGCCTGCGGCGGGTAGTTGCGGTGTCGTTGATCGTCCACCACCGCCACCGCCGCCTGTGTTGGCTGTGCCTGCTACCGCTCCTGTCGGGCCTGTTCCGTTGGCTCCGGCTCCGCCGCCGCCTGAGCCGCCGCTCGTGCCGGTTCCGCCGCCGCCGCCACCACCGCTTACAAATGTCGTGCCTGCCGACTGTCCGAGGAATGTCGAGATGTCTGCGCCGTCGCCACCTTCGGCGGCTCCGTCTGTGTTGCCCGCCTCACCACCGCCACCGCCTCCGCCTCCGCGGTTTGATGTTGAAGTTCCGGGACCACCATCAAAACCTTGACCACCGAATGCCACGCCACCGGCCGCGGTTCCGTTTGATCCACCACCACCGCCCGACCCGCCGATGGCGCCGACTGATGAAGCACCACCACCGCCGCCACCACCCGATCCATAAATCACGCCGCATCGAGTAATCGAACCTGTCGTCCCGGTGCCGGTTCCAGAACCTGCCGCGCCGCCGCCACCAATAGTTACGGTCGCGTTGGCTGTCAAATACACGGTTGCTTGATAGGTGCCGCCCCCGCCACCGCCGCCAGCCCCGAATCCGCCGTCACCGCCGCCCCCGCCACCGCCGCCACCGGCGACAAGGATGTCGAATAGACCGGCCTTCGTGACGGTGAGCGTGGACGACGACGTGAACGTCAAAAGCGTGTAAGCGACACCGCCAACTGTAATTGAGCTGCTAGTACCACCTGTTGCTACGCCGTAATTGGCCCCGCCACCGCGAAAAAAGATCGCCGACGAGGCGCTCGTGAAGTACAGCGCTCCACCCTCCCACTGAGCTAGGGCCAATGAGCCCGCTGTATTCACGGTTGCAGTTCCCGCCGTCACGGTGCACGTTCCCGTATTGATGTTGTGGATCCAAACCGTGTCACCCGCAGTAAAAATGCTGGTATTCACGGTGATGGTTTTGGCTGTTGCCGCGTTCATCACAATGCGCTTACCAGCGTCGCCAGCAACCAATGTGTAGCTGTCGGTCTTGGTGTCAACCGTCCAGTTGTAATCGTTGGCCTGCAGCGTGTTCATGTCGCTGGCCTCGAGGACTTGCCCGATGGTGAAGGTCTGTTTGGCCATGGCTTCAGCCTAGGACATTGGCGCCGTCAAGGACACCATAAATCGGGTCGTCCAAAATGAGCTGGTAAACGATGGTTGTGGGGCTGGTAAAAAATGTGATTTCGTGGCCTCGGTCAAAATTAATGGTGGCTTGGATGCCTTCGATGGCGAGCTCTTGGGCGACGGCTGAGCCGAGGCCGGGTATTTCTTTTTCGACGCTGATGGTGTCGCCGATGTCGACAGTGGCGACGGTGTCGCGTTGGCCGGTGGTGATTTGGGCGAATTTGACGGTGACTGCCGTGTATCGAGGTGCCGGGTAGGGCTCAAGGAGGTAAGTGGCAAGGTCGTCGATTTGGGTTTGTTCGTGGAGGAGGCTGTTGGTAATTTGTTTGGCTTGAATGAAGTAGGTGGCTTGGCTGGTGAGGTCTTGGGCGATGGCGTCGTCGCCGTCCAGTGCTTTGATGTAGGCGTAGTTGACGACGTTTTCGGCGTCGAATTCGACTTCAAGGCCGTCGTATTTGGTGTTTGTTCCGTCGTCGTGGAAGTTGACGACGGGGCTGCTGAGGGTGTTGCCGATGCGGGGTTGGAATGTGAGGGTGCCGTCGGCTGCGATGAATGTGCGGCCTTGTTCGGCTTGGTTGATTTGGTTGATGTAGCCGAGGGTGTTGGTGCCGGCTGGGACGGTGTAATGGGAGTCGTGGCCGAGGTTGACGGTGCCGGTGCCGATGTTGGTGGTGCCGGTGTAGTCGACTTCAGGGAGGGCGAGCAGGCTGGTGAGGCGTTCGCTGCTGGTTTCGCTGGTGACGTTCCATTCTTGAAGGTTGGTTTGGGCGAGTTTGTAGAAGTCGTCGGCGCATTGGACGATGACGGTGTTTGGCCCGGCTTTGGCGAAAATGTATTGGTAGCTGATGATGGTGCCGCTAAATAGTGAGGTGATGCCGCGTTTGAGGCGCATGGCTCGCATGGGGGCGAGTCCGGCTTGGTTGTTGTCGGGGTCGTAGTAGGGGCTGCTGGAGTCGTAGGGGCCGAGGATGCCGGTGGTGTCGCGCATGCTGAAGCTGAGGGTGCCGGCGCCGAATTGGTCGTCGGGTTTGCGTCGGCCACGGCGGTAGACGATTTGGGTGACGTTGTCGGTTATGTCGGCGAATTGGGTGCTAGGGCCGAGTACGTAGGTGATGTTGTCGAGGACACCTTTTTCGGGGTCGTCAAGTCGGAAACTGGCGTAGTCAAAGCCGGTGTCTACTTCCAGGCTGTAGTTGCCAGATTGGACGACGGTGCTCATGTGACGAGGATGTCGATTGGGCCGCTTGATCGGTTGTATTGGATGAGTGCGTCGACGATGGTTTGGCCGAGATCTTGGGGTGCGGTGACGGTGTTGACGGTGACGTTGATGGCGGGGGCCGCGTTGATGAGCTCAAGGTCGGCGAGTCGGGCGGATTCGGTTAGGCCGAACGCTGTGAGGTCGGGGGCTGGGAAGCTGATGCCTCCGCCGCCGCCGCCGGCGCGACCGCCACCGCCGCCGCCGCCAGTGGGGCTAGGAAGCGCTGGGAGGCTTGGAATGCCGCCGATGGCTGTTGGGATGGTGGGGAGCGGTTCTAGGCGGTCTGGGACGTTTGAGGGGCGGCTGGTGGCCCCTGAGGTGCCGAATGGGAGCGGGATGTTGCCGATGAGGTTGCTGGTGGGGAGGTAGCCGATGTTGTCGACGAAGGGGAGGGCGTTGTATGCGGCGATGAGGGAGTTGATGGCGATGTTGACGCCTTGGGCGACTTTTTCGAATGCGTCGATGATGAGGTTGGCAAATTCGACGCCAGCCCGGGCAAGGCCTTTGAATGCGAAGCCGCCGTCGGCTGCGAGCTGTTGGATGCTGATGGCGAGGGCTGCGGCGATGGCTCCGACGACGCCAAGGCGGGTCGCCAGCCCGGACATGGCGAGGCTGGTGCCGCCGGTGGTGACCGTTAGGGCTTTCATGGTGAGATCGACGATGACGACGGTGGCGTTGTAGACCTTCATGGCGGCGTTGGCGCCGAGGACGAATGCGGCGAGTGCGGCGATGGCTGTGCCGGCTTTGACGATTGCGTCGGTGTTGTTTTGCATGAACACGGCGGCTTTGTCGACGATTGGCAGTAGGCGTTCGAGGACGGGGATGAGGGCGTTGCCGATGTTTTCTTTGGTGTTGTCGATGGCGATGGCGACGCGGCGCATGCGGCCTTCGAAGCTGTCGGCTGCTACGGCGGCGGCGCCTTGGAATGTGTCGGTGAGGACGCTAACGATGCCTTCGAAGTCTTTGGTTTTTACGAGGGCTTCGTCGAGAGGGACGCCGAGGCGTTGGAGGGCGGTGGCTTGGCCTTGTGAGGCTTTGGCGAGGGCGATGCTAACGGATTCGAGGTCGCGGCCGGTTGCGGCGCTGATGTCGAGGGCGAGGTTTAGCAGCTGTTGGGATTGTGTGACGTCGCCGGTGGCTCGGACGAGGTTGCCGAGCGCTGGGCGCAGCTGTTCGTCGGAGACCGCGGCGGCGCGTTCGGTCGTGGCGATGTACTGCTCGTTGGCGGCGATCTGGGCGTCGGTGGCGCCGGTGGTGTTGCGAAGTGTTTGGGCAAGTAGTGCTTGGGCTTTGGCGTCCTCAGCTGCGGCTTTGGTGGCCATGGTCGCGGCGGCTGCGAGCCCGGTGAGTGCCGCGGCGGCTGGGAGTGCGGCTTTGCGGAGCGCGAATTGGGCTTTTTCGCCGGTGGTTTCAAGCTGTTGGAATTCTTTGATGGCGCGACTGACGCCTTTGCCGTCGAATTCGCTAATGATGGGGATTGTTATGGCCATTAGCGGAGCCTCTCGTTGACGGTTTTGATGAGGTCGTCGACGAGCTCGTTAAGTTGTCGGTCGACTTCGTTTTCACGTCGATTGTAGGCGTTCCACATGACGCGGCTGGCGCCTCCCCAGCCTTTGCCTTCGAGTCGTCGCGCAAATGGATTGTCGCGTCGGCGGCCTGCCATATCGAACACTGACCCGGCTGCTGATTTGAGTTGGATGCGCATGATCGCGGTTTGGCCGCGGCGTGTGTCGACTTTGGATGTGATTGAGCGTTGGACGACGCGGCGATCCCATGGTCCAAGGCGGCCTTTTTGCCATGAGCGGGCCATGCCGGATAGTGGTAGTTCGGGGATGAGGTTTTTGGCGGCGTCGATGACGGGTTGGGTGATTTGTTTGTAGCGGCGGTCAAAGCCTTTGCGGAGCTCAGGGTCAATTTGTTTGAGCTCTTTGAGGGTGTCGCGGATGCCGGTGATGGTGATGTCGGTTGTGGCGGTCATCGGCGGCGGCTCCGTTTGGCTTGTTTGTCTGCCAAGCGTAGGACGGTGGCGAGGTCGTTGCTGTCAAATTCGATGTGGGGCGGCCACCACCCGGTCGCCAGCAGTAATTCGGCTAGCTGGCGTCGGATGCTGCCGCTTCCGTAGGGTTTGCCGGCTCGAGTCCTTCGACCTCGACGTTTTCGACGGATTCAATCCATGTGTCGTAGTCGCGGTTTTCTTTTTTGTCGGCTGTAAGCCGAAGCCATGCAAGGTAGAGCAGGTCGTCGAGGCCCATGCCGGCTTGCAGCTGTTGGACGGCTTTACGGGCGCGTCGTTCCCATTTCGCGTAGTCGGCAAGGGTAATGACGGCTAGTTCGTTGGTGGTTTTGCCGTTGGGTTGCCGGTACGTGGCTTTGATTGTGAGGTTCATGGCTGCTGCTCCTTGAATGGGTTAGATCACGTGTCGGGGGTGACGTCAATGACGAGGGTGCCGCCGACAAACGTTGCTTCGACCTGTGAAAGCTCACCCAATGCGCCGTTGACGACGTCGAGCGATTCGAGGTAGGCGTTGGTGAGCTCGAATTCGGGGTTGGTGGCCGAAATTGCGCCGGATGACGGCTTGACCGCAATGTAGGTGGCGGCTGCGCCGATGAGCGGTTGCAGCACTGCGTATGTTTCGCTGGTTGCGTAGCTCATCAGGAACGTGAGCGTGCAAGTGACGTTGGTGAGTCCGCCGACATAGCTGCGGCCGGTGGAGCCAAATGCGGTGGATTCGAGTGCGTCACGTGAGCTGGTGAGGACCGCGCTGACGCACTGGTTGGTCAGATCGGTGCCGGGCGTCGTGCCGCCGACGAAAACGGTGGGGTTGGCGAGGTAGGTGCTGGTCGACATGGTGTTCCTCCGGTGTTGGTTTGATAGTAGTGGTTATGGTGCGACTTTGGTGGTGATTGTGAGGTCGTAGGCGGCGTATTCGCCACCGCCGATGTTGACGACGGTTGGGCGGCCGTCTGTGAGGCCGAGTTTTCTGTCGCGGATTTTGTCGGCCAGCTCGAGCAGTTTGGCGAGGGCTTTGCGGTCGCCGGGGCCGATGGTGATGATTTTGACGCTGAATGTCATGGCTGTGACGACGTTGGTGTGCATGGTGAAGCTGGGGGCGTCGACGTAGACGCAGGGCGGGTTGATGTTGCGGGGGTCGCTGGAGACGACGACGGGGAGCCCGGTGATGGCGGCAAGTTTGCTAACGAGGTCGTCGAATCCGTCGTTAAAAATGTCCGCCATTAGGCCACCGCGGGACGGTTGATGCCTAGCAGGCGCATGATGTCGCCGAAGCTGCCGCCGACGGGTGCGCCGGTGGCAAGCGGGTCAAAGCTGGCGTATTGGTCGATGCTGCCGCGTTGGCGGTACAAGTAGCCGGCGTACATGACGGTGCCGAGTTTGACGTCGAGGCTGGGAACGGTGGTAAGGCTGTCTTGGTAGCCGGCTTCGAGGCGGCGGCGCCATGCAAATTGATTGCCTGCCCCGACGGCCATGGTGAGTAGATCGGCGTCGGCTGTGGCTGGCGTGACGGTGAAGCCGAGCCAGTCCTCGACGTCGCCGCTGCTAATCCATGTGCAGGTCGGGGTGTAAGTGATGGTGCCGGTGGCAGGTTGGCGTTCGGCGTCTGCCGCGGTGAGCGCGAATGCGATTTGGTTCGGGATGAGTACGGTTGTGTCGTAGTGGTAGTCGCCGTATTCGTCAACGCCAATAAACAGATAGGCGGGGCAGGCGGTGACGGTGTACGTGCCGTTGAAGCCCGTGAGGCCGCTGATGATGATGCTTTGGCCGGGCTGAATGGGCGTGTCCGTGAGGGTCTGTACGACCCCCACGTTGTCCACGATTTGTTTGTTGGTGATGGTGTAGGTCGCCATGTGGCGGCCTCCCGCTTAGGCGTAGGTGAAGCGGCGGAACTTGGTGCCGTCGATCATCAACGTGGCGAAGTATCCGCGGAAGCTGATTTGGCGTCCGAGAACTTCGGGCTTGTCAATGGCGATGAGGCCGCGCTGGTTTTCGTAGATCTCGAAACCAGCGAAGCGACCTGCCGCGCATCCGACGATGGCGGTTTTGGCCGCGAAGTTCTTGTCGACGACCATCGTGAGGCCGAGCGGGTTACCGTTCCACGTTGCCGCGTTCTGGATGCCTGCGGCGTTGAACGGTCCGACCGTCGGGAACAGCGGACGGTTCTGTCCGTCGACAAGTGAGCCGATTTTGGCCCACATTTCGGGGTCAACGAACATGTGCGTCGGGAGGACGTTGGTGTTGGCTGCGATGAGCTGCGCGGCTGCGTAGATTTCCGCGAGAATCGTTGCCGCGGTGCCGGCCCACGTGCCTTGGTCGGTGGAATTGCTGCGCAGCTGGTCGGCTGCGTAGTTGTCGGTTGCGTCGGCGTACTGTCCAGCGAGGTCCTGAAGGATGATGTTGACGCTGTTCGGGTCCGTCCAGTCGACGTCCTGCTCGGAGACGAGCACGGTGCCGCCGAACGTGAGGCGCGTCACGTTGTTGCTTGAGATGACCATGGTGGTCGAGCTGAGGCCGGTGAGTTCCGTCGTCTGCTGTGCGACGCTGGTGTGCGTCGTGATTTCAGGACGGTTGAACACTTTGCCAGAGCCGAGCGGCATTGCACGTGCACCGATGGCGGTGACGACGGGTCGCAGGTAGTTGATGTTGTCGTACACCGGGCCGACGACTGGCACGGGGAGCAAGCCGGGTGTGTCGGTGGTGGCGATGTCACCGGCTGCCGCGGCGACCGGGTTGTGGTACGCCTGATGGTCGGCAATGAGCTTGTTGATGTTTGCGAATGCAGTGCCGCCCTGCACGTAGGCGCTAATCCATTCGGCGGCCGACGGGAGACGCGACGGGACTTTGCGGGCTTCGGCCCAGATGGGCGCGGTGGGAGCCGGTGCGGGCTGCTCGGCCGGCGTGTTCGTGGTTGCTTCCATGGTGGTCGACTCCTTTGTGTCGTTGGTGTGGATGCTAGTCGCTGCGATCTGTGTAATGCGAGCATCGGCGAAGGCGGGTTCGCCGACGATGGACAGCTCACGCCATTTGGCCGCTTTAACGACGAGGGTGCCGGTCTTGTCGTAGGTGGCTTTGATCGGGTCGATTCCGATGCTGACCGCGTCAAGTGCTCCGTCTTTGATGAGCTCGATGACGTCGTCGCCGTCGCGGGTTTTGGAGATGCGGGCGGTGAAGTACATGCCGTCCTCTTCGTCTTTGCGGGCAGTCACGAGGCCGACGACTTCGCTGCCGTCGTGGTATTTGAGCAGTTTGGGGGCTGGGCCGTCGACGGGAAGGGCGCCGCGCATGATCTTGACGCGGGTGCCGTCGGAGACGGTGGCTTCGACGTCGTAGGGGACGGCTAAGCCGCTGATCTCGCGGCGGGCTTTGCCTTCCTCGGCTTCGAGCAGCTTGATGCCAGGCGCGGCCATGCGGAGGGTGCTGATCGGGCTGGCCGATTCGACCTCGATTTCTTCGAGCATGCCGCCCGGTTCGATGCCTTCGTCAAGGCTGATGGCGACCATTTGGTCGATGGCGTCTTGCTGGGTGAGGTGGCACCCGATGAGTTCGCCGTCTTCTTTGACGACGCCGTACCCGGCGCAGCCTTCGGCGTCTTCGGTGACGTAGTAGGGCATGTCATTCCTCCGATGGTGTGAGTGAGCTGCCTGAGCCAGCCGGTGCAGCAGTGTCCGGCTGGCCCGCCAGCCCGTTTTCTTCGAGGTACGACGTAACGTCGAGCTCGATGTAACGGCCTCGTGGTGTCACGCTGTTCATGGACAGCGTTTGTTCGATGCAGTCGATGTATGGTTTGGCGCCGAATAGGTAGAGGTCTTGGCGGGCTTGCTGGGCGTTTTGGTATGTCATGCCGGAGCCGACGGGTGCGTTGACGAGGTATGCGGGGATGTTGGCGACTCTTGACAGTTCGACGGCTTGGTATTGGCGGGCGGCGACGAGTTCCATTTTTGATGGGTCGATGCTTGATTCTTTCCATTCGACAAATTCGTTCAGCGCGGCGATGGCTGATGATTCGCGGGCGTCGGCCCATGCTGCGGCGAGGTCGGCGAGGTCTTGGGCGCTCATGGGTTCGCCGCCTGTTTGTTTGAGGTAGCCGGCGGGCACTTGCATGGTGGCGAAGCGTTCCGCGGCGGAGTCGAGGCGGATGCTGGTGTTAATGGCGCGGCTGCCGGTGGCGAGTAGTCCGGGGATCGGGCTAAGGAATTGGACGACGTCTTTGGTTTCGAGCTGGATGCCTTGAAAATAGATTTGGTTGGAGGGTCCCCACCATTGGGGTCCGGCTTGGTCCCATGTGGTGACGTCGGCGGCGGGTATCCATGTGAAGGCGTTGGGGAAGCCGTCGGCTTTGCGTGATGTGACTACCCAGAATGCGCGGCCGTAAAACATGAGGTCGTCGGCGGTGTTGCTCATGATGAAATTGCGTGTGACGTTGGGGTCGGGTTGTCCGAACCATACGTCGGGTGGGATGTCGATGCGTTCGTATGTTTCGCCGTTCCATTGGCGTCCGTACTGTCGGAATTCGAGACATGAGATCATGCCGCAGATGAGGTCGCGGGCGCGGCTGATGGTGGGGACCCGAAGCGCGGCGTATCGGTCTGCGCCGGTGGTGTAGTTGATGAAGTTGCCGACGAGTGGGTTACCGGCTGCACCTACCGCGGCACCGATGGCGGATTCTTTGACGACCATTTGCTGCACTGGCTTTGGTGTGAATAATCCCATGAGGTGATGTTAGGCGACGTGTCGCGGTTTTGTTGTGACAAGCATGGGGCGGACGGTGCTGACGGGTCGGTTGGCGATGCCGGCGGCCCAGACTAGGCAGCGGGCGAGCTCGATGGGTCCGGGTGATTTGTTGGATGAGAGTGCAATGGTGCCGGGTGTTTTGACCGCGACAGCGCGGCCGACGTGCTCGGCGAGCATGGTTTCGCCGGTGTGGTGGAGGCGGCCTTCGACGATCATTTGTTTGACCGCGGCGGTGTAGCGGGTGATTTCTTGGTAGCCGACGATGATGCGGCGGCGGGCTAATTCGGGTGGGCAGTTGTTGTCAAGCGTGGGGCTGATGGCGAGTTGGAGGCCGGGGTTGTGTTCGAGCTGTTCGCGGACTTTGGCCCAGAAGTTGTGCACGGTGTCGGCCATGAGGGCGACGGTGGCGGTGAGTTGTTGGTCGGCGTTGAGGTTGACGCGGATGCCGACGTATCGGCCGTCGTCGACGGATACTTCGCAGGCTAGGACGCCGCCGGGGAGCGGTGGGTTGTTGGTGTGGTTGCGTTCCCATTGGCCGGGGTTGAGCCAGCCGGCGTCGGTTTGGACCCATAGGTTGACGGAGCTGCGGAGGAAGCCGCCGCGGTTGGGTGCGGTGGATTCGCGCTCGAGGGTTTTGATTTGGAGGGTGTGGCCGAGGGCTGGGTTGGCGTAGGCCCATGCTTCGGGCGTCATGGGGTCGAGGTCGGGTGGGGGTGAGTATTCGGCAAGGTAGATGGGGGAGGGTTCGCCGGTGTCGATGGCGCGGAGCGCGGCTTCGCGGTGGCGGAGCATGCAGGTCGAGTCTTCGGTGCCGGCGGTGGACCACATCGAGCACAGCGGGTTCGGGTTGGCGCGTTGGGTTGGAAGGAAGCCGATGTCGAGGGTTTCGGAGCTGATGCCCCAGACCTCGTCGACGATGAGGAAGTCGATGCCGGCGAGACCGTGGGGTGCGGAGGGGTTGGCGGCTTTGACAATCCATGTCGCACCGGGCAACGTGATTTCGTTGCGGCCGAAGCTGTATTTGGCTTTTCCACCGAACTTGTCCGCCAGTATGGGCGTGAGCTCTTGGAACATGCTGACCGCGAGGTTGAGGTTGTGCGCGGTCGAGACGACCTTGACTGGGCCGCCTTTGATCTTTGGGTACTCGGTACAGGCCCAGCCGATGAGCGCTTTGATAGCGACGCTCTTGCCGTTTTGTCGAGCTGTAGACACGAGCGCGAGATTGGAACACCACAAACCATCGGCGTCAAACGCAAGCTGCTGCTTGAGCACGTGCTGCTGCCATGGCATGAGCTCAATGCCGAGATGATCGGAAGCCCATTCACAAACATCCTGCCCATAGCTGCCAACCATTCCGTGCACATCCGTTTCAAGCCGCGGCAATTCCGGGGCTCTCGCCTGACGTTCGTTGCTGTTCTCTTGGGATAGACGACGAGA